CCTTCGTCCGCTCCGACAGCTTCCCACGCAGCGCCGCCTCCGCCTATGACGTGCTGATGCCGGTCAAGGCGGAAGCGTCGGCCCGGCCCACCGACCTGTTGCTGGTGGGCGATTCGTCACTGCTGACCGGGATCCTGCCCGACATCCTCGACAGGCGGCTGGGCAGCCACAGCTACAACCTCGGCCTGGTCGCCTATGCCGGCTACGATGCCATGGCGCTTGTCGCCCGCCGCTTCATTGAGCGCAACGGCCGGCCGCGGACGATCGTGCTCTACCTGTCGGCGGCCAGCCCAAGCTATGCCTTGCCCGATGGCACCTACGAAAAGGCGGTCACGCTGATGCGCTATGCGCGGCCCGATGCCATGCTCGCCCGTCTGGTCAGCAGGCCCATGGACTTCGCCCAGGTGCTGAAGGTGACGGTCAGCCGCCTGTCAACGCCCGGCAAGTGGCTGGGTGGGCAGTTGCATCATGAGATCGCCGATTCCATCACCGCCAACCGCGGCTATTTTCCTTCGGCCAAGTTCGGACTGCGCCAACCCGTCCTGCCGCCGGACTGTCACCTGGAGACCCCCGCCACCCTGCCGCCCGAGTGGCGCGAAGGCTATGCCCGCTTCAAGGCGGCCATAGCCGACGTAACGGACGAGGTCATCCTCTACATCGCGCCGATGCCCGCCTGCGAGCAGTCGTTCGCCACCTTCACCGGCCTTTACGGTGGAGTAGCCGACAACACCCTGCGGCAGATGGACAGCGGCCTGTTCTCGGACTACATCCACCCCACCCGCGAAGGCGCCGAAATGAACTCCGTCGTGGTTGCCGATGAACTGGCCCGGATCATGGCCGCGCACCGCTCCGCCGCCCTGCCCTAAACTTTTTCAAAAAGGGTGTTGACGAGTTTGCGGATTGGAGGTATTGACTAGTGCGACAGCGATTTTTGCGCCCGGAGGGAAACCTTCCGGGCGCTTTTCGTTTGCGGAGCCCTTGTGTGACCCCTCCGACCAACCTGTGATCTACCCTGCCGTAAAGTTTTTCAAAAAAGGGTGTTGACGGGTTTGCGGATTGGAGGTATTGACTAGTGCGACAGCGATTTTTGCGCCCGGAGGGAAACCTTCCGGGCGCTTTTCGTTTGCGGAGCCTTCATGTGGAACAAGCCCATAACCGCCCCTTCGAACCGGAATTCATCGAACAGGCCCGCAAGCTGGCAGCCGCCGGCTGGACCATCGCCGAAATGGCGGCGGTGTGGACCGTCAGTGAAGACATCGTTCACGCCTGGTGCGTGGAGCACCCCGAGTTTGCTGAAGCCATAAAGACCGGACGGGTGCTCCCCGACGAACGCGTCGAGGAAAGCCTGTTCCGCCGTGCCATCGGCTATTCCCACCAATCCGAAAAGATCCGGATTCTGGGGACCGGCAAGGTGGTGCGGGTCGCCACCGTCAAGCATTACCCGCCCAACCCCGTCGCCGCAATGTACTGGCTGAAGAACCGCCGTCCCGACCGCTGGCGCGATAAGCCGGAAGCGGCCGAGGGCGACGCTGTGGTTCAGCCGGTCAAGGTGGAGCTTGTGATCACCGATGCCAGACAACGCAAACAAGAAGAGGACGATCCGGGCAAGCCTTAACATCCCCCAGGGGCGGTTCCTGGCGCTGCCCCATAAGTTCCGCGCCTACGTCGCCGGCTTCGGTTCCGGCAAGACCTGGGTGGGCTGCACCGCCATCGCCCAGCATGTGTGGGAATTGCCCAAGGTCGCCCAAGGCTATTTCGCCCCCAGCTTTCCGCTGATCCGCGACATCTTCTATCCGACCATGGAAGAAGTGGCAGCCACCATGGGGCTGCGCGTCACGGTCAACCAGGCCAACAAGGAGGTTCACGCCTTCTCCGGCCGCATCTATCGCGGCACTGTGATCTGCCGCTCCATGGATGCGCCGGAAACCATTGTCGGCTTCAAGATCGGCAACGCCCTCATTGACGAACTGGACCTGCTGAAGCCGGACAAGGCGGCGGTGGCGTGGCGCAAGATCATCGCCCGCATGCGCCACACCGGCGAGGGCGTGAAGAACCAGATCAGCGTCACCACCACGCCGGAGGGGTTCCGCTTCGTCTATGAGCAGTTCCGCAAGCTGCCGGCGGAGCGGCCCGATCTGGCCAGCCTGTACGGATTGGTGCAGGCCAGCACCTACGACAACGAAGCCAACCTGCCCGACGACTATATCCCGTCGCTGCGGGCCAGCTATCCGAAGCAACTGATCGACGCCTATCTCAACGGCCAGTTTGTCAACCTGACCAGCGGCGCCGTCTATCCCGACTTCTGCCGCCGCCAGAACCATGGCGATGGCGAAGCGACACCAGGAGAGGCCATCCACGTCGGGGTGGACTTCAACGTCTACAACTGCACCGCCATTATCGGCCTCATCCGTGACGGCCAGCCGCTGGTGGTCGAGGAAATGACGGGCGTGCGCGACACTCCGACCCTGGCGCGGATGCTGAAGGAGCGCTTCCGCGACAAGGGCCAGCAGGTCACCGCCTATCCCGACGCCAGCGGCCAGAGTCACAAGACCGTCAACGCAGCACTCTCCGACCTGCAAATCCTGCGCGACCACGGCATCACCGTGGTGGTCAACGGCACCAACCCGGCGGTGAAGGACCGCCTGGCCGCCGTCAATGCCGCCATCCGCAACGGCGACGGCAAACGCCTGCTGCGCATCGATACCCGCCGCTGCCCGGTGCTGACCGAATGCCTGGAGCAGCAGACCTACGACAAGAACGGCGAGCCCGACAAGGCCGCCGGCAAGGACCATGCCCCCGACGCGCTGGGCTATTTCGTCACCGCTCTGTGGCCGGTCGTCAAACCGGTAACGGCGCAACGCATCAATCTGCCATTCATGAGGCGCTAGAATGTTCAAGACTATCGCTGCCAGGATCGGGCGGGACACCGATTATCCCGAGCGCCAGTGGCGCATCGACCTGCTGACCCGCGTGCTGACCGGCCGGCTTTATGACAGCCTGCAGCATCCCTTCCACGAGGAACGTAACGGCGCCGGGGAGTATATCCCGCTGGCCCAGCGGCGCCCCTCGGCCCGCTATGGCCTGTGCCGGGTGGTGGTGGACGACAGCGTATCGCTGCTGTTCGACGAGGGGCACTTCCCCATGGCCCACAGCGAGGACAAGCCCACCGCGGCGGGGCTGGCGGCCATCGCCAAGGATTCCCGCCTCAACGAGGTGATGATCGATGCCGCCACCCGCGGCAGTGTCGGCTCTGTCGCCGTGCTGATGCGGGTGCTCAAGCAGAAGTCCGGCCGCTATCGCATCTTCTTCCAGGTGATGGAGACTCAGTTCCTCACCCCCACCTGGGACGCCGCCGCGCCCGATACCCTGCTGACGGTGCGGGAGCAGTACAAGGTGAGAGGGTCCGATCTGGTCTCACGCGGCTATGTGGTCGACGACCCGACGGCGGAATACTGGTTCGCCCGCCAGTGGGATGACCGGGCCGAGACATGGTTCCTGCCCTGGCCGGTCCGCACCAGGGACGGACAGCCGCCCGCAGATCCGCTGGTGGATGAGGAACGCTCGGTCGAGCACCGGCTGGGCTTCCTGCCCATGGTGTGGATCATGAACCTGCCCGGCGGCGACGGCATCGACGGCGCCTGCACCTTTCCGCCCGAGGCCATCGACGCCGGCATCGCCATCGACTACCAGCTTTCCCAGCTTGGCCGCGGCCTCAAATACAGCTCCGACCCCACCCTGCTGATCAAGGAACCGTCGCCGATGATGGCGGGCTCGCCGGTGGCCGGCGACAGTGGCGGCGGCTCGGCCGTGATCAAGGGGGGCGACAATGCCATCCTGGTGGGCAAGGACGGCGACGCCAAGCTGCTGGAGATCAATGGCAGCGCCGCCAGCGCCGTGCTTGACTACGTCCGCTGCCTGCGGGAGTTCGCCATGGAGAGCGCCCACGGCAATCGCGCCAACGCCGACAAGGTGAGTGCCGCGCAATCCGGCCGCGCCATGGAGATGATGAACCAGTCGCTGATCTGGCTGGCCGACAAGCTGCGCATCACCTACGGCGAAAGCGGATTGGTGGCGCTGCTGAGTATGGTGGCCCGCGCTTCCCAGGTGTTCGACCTGGCCCTGATCAACGGCATCCGCGTGGGCAAGCTCAACACCGACAAGCCGCTGAGCCTGAAATGGCCGCGCTGGTACGCGCTCACTGCCGACGACCGGCTGAACGACGCCAAGACCCTGGTCGCGCTGACCGGCGGCGGCATCGTCAGCCGCGAGACCGCCACCGGCATCGTTGCCGCCACCTACGACATCGAAGACGTCGCCGCCGAAACCGCACGGGTGAAAGGCGACACCCCGACGCCTCCTTCCGCACCGCCCAGTCAGCCCCTCGCCCGCTTGCGGCGGAGGGTGGCGAAGCGAAGCGAAGTCGGGTGAGGGCCGTCAGTCCCTCGCCCAGCCCTTTCTCCCCGATAATGGAGAAGGACAAGTGCCTGTATTCCATCCCCTGACCTGAGAGAGAATCAGATGGCCGAACAGAACACCCAGCAGAAACCGCCGCCGGAGACCTTCAGCACCGAGTACGTGAAGAACCTTGAGGAGGGCTGGCGCCTGAAGCTGAGCGAGGCCGAAGCCAAGATCATCGCGGCGCAAACCGCCACCAATGACCGCATCGTCCTCGCCGAAATGAAGGCGGCCGCGCTCAAGGCCGGCATGATCGACGAGGACGGGCTGAAGATGGCCGACCTGTCCAGGATCAAGCTGAACAAAGACGGCGGCCTTGAGGGAGCCGCCGAACTGCTGGCCAACCTGAAGCAGGCCAAGCCCTACCTGTTCGCTCAGCCCCCCGGCTCCAGCCACGCCGGCAGCCCGCCGCCGCCGAAGGCGCCCCACGCCAAGAAGGCCACCGAAATGTCGGCGGCGGAATACGCCATCGCCCGACGTGCCGCCACCGGCAAAAGGTAGGCCCATTCTTCCCTCGCCCGCAGCAGCGGGAGAGCAACCGTGTTGACGACGCAATTCAGGTGAACCGGCCGTGCTCCGCGTCAAGGCATGCGCTGGCGCGCATCCGCCCTACGGGCGGCTCCGGCCTTGACCCGTGCGCGCGTCCGGTTCTGCT